GACCGAGTTTAGCATTAAGTGCATTTTTCAATTGTGTAATCGTGTAATTCCCTGTATCAAGTGTTATTGTGATGTTGTCAATATTAAAACTACGATTTGTATCACAGATTAAAAGTTGAGGTGTGGGGATGTGGGCAGATACGAGTCTAATTTCTTCGACGTCGTAAATGGGATTCTCTAAATTAATGACGTAGTTATTCGCGTGTGGGTAAATGGTAGCATCACGCTGGCTACTGTCGATAGTGAGGTTGTGAACCTTCATTAAAATAAGGGGACACTATTTTAATGAGTGTTTTCGCCAAAGTGAGGGAAACCAGTTAATGGGAAAGAGAATGGGACAGGGGGTTGTTTTGGAGCTGCCTCTTCGCGATGTCCAGAGAGCGGGTATTGGGGTTCGCATTACCCTTGTACGAATTGAACTGGTGGAAAGGCTTCTGCTGGTACTGCTGGGTCCATCCACCGTTAGCAGCGTTGATACGACCATCGACACGACTCGTGTCCGACCGAACCGCAGTGAGGGCACCACCCTGCTTGAGAGCAGACTCACGAACATTCATGCGACCCGCATTACCCATACGGTTTGCCTTACCACGACGGTCCTCGGGGCGGAAACCATACTTCATGAGTTCCTCGTTGGTCTTGGCGGTCACCTGAGTAGCGGCACTGTTCGTATAAGCACCATGATGGGAATGAATACCTGGTGCAGGCCTGTTGATGTAGTCGTACTGGACGTCGTTACGGTCACTCTTGAACCGAGTGGGGTCCTGGGAAACTGTCTGAGCCGACACAAAACGCTTGGCACCACTGAAATCCAGACCATCAGCACGATTCCCAGTCTCCGAACGGTTCGTGGTACGCTTCGTCTTCTCGTGCTCACTGCGAGGTACGACACCCGACATACCCTGGGCGCGCCCAGGCATGGTGGGAAGTCGAGATGGGAGATGTGCGGTGGTTTCTGGTTTGTAATGCGTCAACTGACCAACAACAGCCGAACGACCACCAGTGATATCCACCGCTGGACCTGAACGACCAGGGAGAGTGGTCAGTCTGTATTCACCGACATTCACAGGGTTGACCCTAAACATCTGCTGGTAACCACCCACAGCTGGTGTATCAGCACTTACACCAAGACCTGGACCAACCAACTGCTTCTCAATGGGAGAAAGATTGTTCATGCGCCCCTGGTCATACATTCGGTTACGCATGTTGAGAACTTCCTGACCCCCTGAACGCTGCTGTCTGGAAATGTCAGCGAAACTAGACATCTCCACCTTCCGTTGAACATCGGGAGGGGGCTGGAAATTGTTTAATTCGTTAACTTCGGGATTTTTCATGACTGGTACAGGAGGTTCAACCTTAGGAGGGTCAGACTTCGAACTCAGGTTTCGACCGGCATAGATGAGACCGGCAACAGCCATAAGCGAGATGGGATCAGCCATTCTTACTTCTTACCTACATTTTTATTAATATATCTTTGCTGAAAAAGACCATTCTGGAGATCGGCACGGGTACTCGCCGGTTCATACTTCATGGTACGGAGGGGAACCTTACACTCCATGTTGGTCAGGGGGAAGAGATTACGTTCATATGTCTGAACGAGATGCTTGTTGAAGCGAGACGTGGACTGGGGGCGGAGTTGGTCGCTCGTGTCGATATGCTGCGCGGGGGAACCCTTACCAGCCATGTATGGAGCAGTACCATAGAGCATAGTGTTGGGACGGCAGCCACCACAGTTGAGACCACTGGGCTGGGGGTACACGAACACCTCATCGGTCGCTTTTACTGGGGGAATCGCTCCCTTGTTTTGAACTCGGGAAAGGCCAGGTTGGAGCTGATACGCCATTTATTATTACATGAGAATTTTAATCTACCTAACAGTTCCACCGTACATACCGGAACGCTTGTCCCCATTCGAACCCAGACCCTCGAACGCCTCGAGCTGAACACCACGAGCATTAGGGTTACAGAACCTCGTATCACTCTTGCACATGGGACCATTCTTGGGGCCATACAACCACTCAGCGAACGCCGTCTGGTCGCCTGGGATGTTCGTCACTGGGTTAGACACGAACTGTCTCTCAGCGGCATTGCGAAGATACTTGGGCATCGATGACCGAGAACGACCAGCGTCGTAGGGAATACGGTCACTGTTGTAGCTACTGATGAATGGTTTGACACTGGCATAGTAGCACGCTTCCAGGCGATTAGGGGCGTCAGTGTAATCCGTGATGAGGACATTTCCCATGGGATTATCCACAGTGGGCATCTGACACGTAGCACCATCCACAGCTACACCGTACCCCTCCTTAACCATCTTGGACTTATAAAGAACGTAAATAACACCAATGACAGTCGCACCAAGTACAAATACCCGGGGGTCACGGCGAATCAAATAGAGAATGCAACACACATAAATCACAAATCTCGAAGCCGCGTTGACACGGTCTTCTGGGGTCTGTTCACGGGTTGGCCAAAACTGCGTCACCTGCCCCGCATCGATGAGCTGCTTAGGGTCGTCGAACCAAGCCTTCATTTAGTATAAGTTGAGGTTTATTTTTTCGGGAGGTTTCCAAGCATACTTCCCATCATCTTCATGAGGGCATCCTGGTCGAGCTCGCCATCACCACTCTGAATCTTATCAGCACAGTCCTTGGCGATACCCTCAATCATCTTGAGAGTGTCGTCTGGAATCGAAGTGATAGTCGTACCGAGCATGTAGAGGGTCTGGAGGTACTGCCAAGTGGCTCCCTTCGTACCCTCAGACATCCTCTCCCAATAGGACTTGATATCAAGCTCCTTGAGAAAGTCAATCGTCTCAATCTCCTTGAGCAGGAATGTCTCATCCTTCGCCGAAATCTTGTCAGCGTAGGGGGACACACCGTTCATGAAACCATCGACGACGAGACGAGGGTTCGTCGTCTTCAACAAATCGAAAGATGTGAGCATCTTCTTGACGCCCTTTTCCTCTGGAAAAGTCTTGTGCAATTCCACAAGAAATTGACCCATCATGTCGTTAAACGCAGTAACGGACGCCATTTTCTTATTGTAATGGTGTAATCTTTAAGTTAGAAAGGCTCGGTGGAAATAGCTTCACGTTGACCTATACCACCAGATACGATGAAGAACACGAGAATCGCATTGAGCGCCGCAGGTTTCGTGTACTTGTTGAGTTCGAGTTTTCCCTCGTTGTTGAGGTGTGCCTTGAGATGAATGTACCCAGCTGTGATGGCTCCCGCAATAAGCGCAGCATACATGGGGTCACGCAGATAGTCGGAGAGTTCCATTTAATTATAACGGGGATTTTTTGTGCGCTGCTCTGGTGCATCACCGAAAAGAACATCATCATCCTCTTCGGGCTGAGGCATCCCTCCCATTTCGGGTTCGGGTGCCGGCTCGGACACCGGCTCGGACACCGGCTCGGGCGCCCGAACACCGGGGACCGTCTTGAACTCATTCTCGAGACCCGTGGGTTGAAGGTCCGATTCGGGTTGCATAGGAGGCTCGGGCTCTGGCTCGGGCTCGGGCTCGGGCATTTCCATAGGCTCATCCTCACCCTCCATAACCTCTGGGTCAATGCCATCCTGAATCTCGCCATCTAGGGAGATGTCCCTCGTCTCCTGGGACATGTATGTCTGAAGAATCTGCTGCACAGGGATAAGTTCCTTCACAGTGTTTTCGATGCATGTGGAAAAGCGGAGGATAAGTTTATCATCCCTGATGTATTCACTCTGTTCCTCATGGAAAATATAAGGGTCTCGGTACAAATCCTTCGCCACATTGTTGTAACACGTCTGGATAAAAACCTCTTCAGTGGGAAGCTTCAAGGAAATCTTCTTGTTATCCGCCTTAAGACGAACAGAAGAGAGAATCTTCGTACACGCAACAAATACCGCAGCGAGAAGGTCACTGAACCACGAACAACGTCCCGTAATATTGTCAGAATGACGCTTAGACATGGCATTCGACCAGTTAGGAACTTCCTTCAAAAGTTTTTGAAACATGATGAGTACCTGCTTCCCCTTGGAGGTTTTCATCGCCTCATCGTACATTTCCTGAAACACTTCAATCATAGCTGGACACATAATAAGACAAAGCTGGCCAAGGTATTCCTTCTTGGCCTCTACCATTATACTCAAGTTGTCCATTTATGATTAAGGGGAGTTAAAAAATGAGATTTTACTACGCACTTCTCCTGTATTGACTCGCAATCTTCTTGAGGTTCATGAGGTTGGGAAATTCACCCTCCTCTTGTTCCTCCTCCTTCTTTTCCTTTTTCTTTTTAGGTACAATCCAAGACACATACAAATCGTAATCACTGATGACACGTGCTGTAAATCCACCAAGTACGAATTGTCTGGCAACATATCTAGCAGCCTGTGCCCTGTCGAAAACGGGGTACCCTATGAGAATTACTGGAACTGTTAAAAATATCTGCTTGTGACCCATCTCGACTGACTGTTTAATTTTGGAAGAAAACTGTTCGTAAATTTTTCTGTAAATTTCTTTTTTGATTTGTTTTCTCTTTTCATCAATCTTCGTCACATCATCGATGCTTAACATTATAATTACTGTAATTTATTTTTAGCCTTTTCAAACTCACTCTTGGTGGGAGCGGCAACCTCCTTGACAAGCCTGTAATCGACAAACTCCTTACCCTCCGAACCCTCTACGAAGGGAGTGACATCATCGGGAGCTTGAACATCCAGGGGTTGGCTTCGCAGGGAAACCAACTTAACCTTACCATTTTCAATCTCATATGAAGCAACGACAGAGAAACCGAAGGAGAACCCATCCTTCTTGATGACCATGAACATGCACTCGTAAACATCCTTGTCCTTACCACTGTAGTGCTTCACCTTGGTGGTCTCGATGATGTACGTGCACACACCAGTGCGCTTGGAGATTTCCTTGTTTGCGAGGAGTACGAAGTCCTCCACCATGTCATTGTCCACCACGGCCTCGACTTCACGGAGACCAGAAAGGTTTGGTCTGGGGTCATCCAGCTTGACAGACGCCACTGGTTTGGTGTAGCCTGATAAACCGAAAGCTTCTGTAAATCCCTCACTCTTCATGGTCAGCAGAAGAACAATGATGATGAGAGCGAACACTATCACGTAATTCATATTTACTATTATGCGTTAATTTTTTTTTAGAAAATACCATATACATAATAAATGTCACTGCTGATATATAGTCCGAGATGCAAACATTCTATGGACGTAATCGAGTATATCAACAAACATCCCCAGCTGAAACAACTTGTACATTATCACAACGTTAATACACAGGGTATACCTCCAAACTATAGGAACAAAATCAATCGTGTTCCCACGATGCTCACAAAGAATGGAAAGATTCTAGTTGGAACGGAAATCAAAAACTGGCTCGACTCCCTATTACCAGCCAAAGAAGTGACACACGCATCCGTTGGTGGTTTTGGGTGTAGTATGACAACACTCGATGGTGGTGGTGTTTCTGATATGTTTTCCCTGGACGACTATGGGCGTTCCCTTCAACCACCCATGACAAAAGAGCTCGAGGAAAAAATTAGTAGGGATGTATCCAAGGGTGTGGCATATACAGAGTTAAAGATGTAAAACGTTCACAGACCAGAGATGAAATTTACGACAATTCAAGCGTCGGCTTTTAAGTCAACCTTTGAAGTCCTCAAAGATATTCTCAATGACGTGAATATATATTTCAGACCTGACGGCGTGTATATCGTCACCCTGGATACAGCACGTACGTCACTCGTCGATATATTTCTTGCAGCGGACAACTTTGAAGAATATCAATGCGAACAGGAAGAAATTATCGCAGGTATCAATATCTCAAATACTTTTAAACTTTTGAAGACTATCACCAACAATGATATTCTCAGAATTGAAATTAACTCCAAGGAGTACATGAACATTGAAATTTTGAGTGAGGCCAAGAAGACTAATACAAAGTTTCAACTCAAGCTTCTGGATATCAATGAGAGTCGCATCGAGGTTCCTGATGTCGAAATGTCAACCATCACAACTCTCCCCTCTGCAGATTTTCAGCGTCTGTGTCGCGACATGTCGAACATCGGGACGGATATCGAAATTAAACGAACTGGTAAGGAAATTCGTCTCAGATGTGAAGGAGATTTTGCCAACCAGGAGACGGCGATTGAATGTCCAGATGAGAGTCCGGACATCACAGGTCTCTACAGTCTGAAGTACCTGAATATCTTTACAAAGGCGACGAGTATGTGTGCGTCTGTGCAAATTATACAGGAAACGGGAAATAGGTTTCTGATTTTGAAATACAATGTCGCCAATTTGGGCGAACTCAAATTTTACCTGGCGACTAAGGTATCTGAAGATTCGTTGTAAAGTCTTCAGTAGTTGACAGGGTCTTTTTTAAACCAAGTGTACTGGCGAGGATAATCTTAGGAAATCGTCTCTCGAGTACATCTCGGTCGTAATATAAAAAGTGTTCGAGAGGAACTTTTTGACCATGGAAGTCGTTCCTAGGTCCTGAGTACCGTTTCACCTTTTCAGTAATGTTTTTCATCGGCTTATCATCATGGTCGACTATCCAAGCACTACTCAAAGGGATACTAAAATGCATCGTGGTGTCTTCATCCCTCCCGGGTACAAAGTTCAAGTCGTTAGAGATGGATGTGTACTCGTGACCATTGAACATGTATCGAACCCGTAAGATGACGTACTTGACATTCTGAGGTATAGTGGTCCCCCTGAAGTTGCGACCAGTCACGTCGACATAATACTCTTCGAGGATGCCATCCCAATCTTTGCTCTCTTCTCTCCAAAACGCATCCTCGAGTTGATACTTCAAATCGTAGTCAATCTTATACTCGAGTTCTTCGGAAATGATACTGTAATCTTTTGGTGTCGTAATGTTCTTGTACCAAAGAATAAGGGTACTTAAAAGTTTGAAAAACATTTCCTTATAAGAATGGAAGGTAATTTTTTAAGTAGGTACAACAATAAGTTGGAAGAATGGCAGACTTCAATACAAAACGACCCGGAAAATAAAAAGAAATATGAATTTGAAATGTCCGAGTATATAATGAAATGCATGCCCTACATGAAACGACATGTTGATGAAGGAGGGGAAGAGACGAATACCGACAACGTCTTTAACGTGAAAGAAACAGTGGGTCTCAAGAGAAAAGACATCTTCACAGATTATCTCATCGATGTCGAGAAACAAAACATATCGAAACCTCGTGAACGAAACATAGAACAATGTGAAACATGCCCATATAGCAACCTCGTTCATTTCCACGACACGAGTGACCTCGTGTGTGATTCGTGTGGTGCGATAATTGCGACACTCATTAGCGAAGAATTAACCTATAAGGAGGAACAGGAGACATCCGAAAAAGTGGTCAACTATTCATACAAGAGAGAGAATCACTTCAATGAATGGCTCTCACAATTTCAGGCACAAGAGATGACAACAATACCACCAGAAGTCATAGAACAGCTGCGAAGTGAACTCAAGAAGATGAAAATCAAAAACCTTGAAGACATCACCCACGCCAAGGTGAGGGGTCTCCTCAAAAAGTTGAGACTAAATAAATATTATGAACATGTACCATACATCACCAATATTCTTAGTGGTATCAAACCCCCAAATATGCCACAAGAGTTAGAAGAGTATCTACGAATCATGTTCAAAGATATCCAAAAACCCTTTGATGAAAACTGTCCAACAGAGAGGAAGAACTTCCTCAGCTACTCATATGTTCTTTATAAATTTTGTGAACTTTTGGGTGAAGATGATTATCTCCAATACTTTCCACTTCTCAAGTCCAAGGAAAAGTTGTATCAACAGGATGTCATATGGAAAAAAATTTGCCACGATTTAAAATGGGAATTTATTCCGACAGTGTAATTAGATGACCTGCCCAAATTTCGCCGTCTGTGGTAAAACAATGAGACCTGGCCTAAAGGTGTGTACCTCATGCTTTTGGAGATTCAAGAATGAAGCCCTTCAATTCAAAAACTCGAAGTGTCCAAACTGTCACACACAATGTGAGTGTGTCAAGTTTCGCAAATGTGATCACTTTTTATGTACCAGCTGTTTCAGTAGACAGAGAGTGTGTCTTATCTGTGAGGGTAAAAAATAAAGTTGCTTACAATAAATGGTTGTACGCATCCCCCTCAGTAATTCGGGTATCCTCAGCGCCCATGGCTACGAGGATGTCAAGGAAAAGTCCGAACTCGTGAGGC